GTGAGACCAAGCTGCGAAGGTTGCCTTATCTAAATGGTAATAATCTCGATAACTTTGTATCGGATTATCGTAATCTCTAAGATCCTCTGGCATTGCCAATCCGAACTTAGTAAATCCTACTCTCTTAAGATGTGTGGGTTCTGGTAATTTATTCACTACTTGTTCAATAGATTTGTGTAGTTTACCATAACGATAATGGTATTCATCATTTAATGCATTGGCATAACAATGAACCCATTCATGGTTATCCAATGACTCCCTTGCCCAGATTGTGCAGGGATGATTGTACATCATCGGAAGGTAGGGGAAGGGTCGTTCCTCCAATGGTAAATGCTTAATTTCAGCTTTTACTTTGTTCAGAACTTCTCGTTCGTCTGCATTTAACGCACGAGGAACATACCCTAGAAACTTATCAATATAAATTGTTGTACAAAGAATCTGGGCAGCTTCCAGTGGCATCTTAACAATATGCTTGTCAACATGATACTGTGCTGCCTTATCGAGATCCTCGTCTAAGTAAAATAAGTTCATATGTTACTTCCAACACTTATATATGCCACAAAGACCATCTGCATTTTCTGTAGTCTTACAGTAATAACAGACTTTTTCTTTCTTCTTTGATGGCTTAATTTTTTTAATGTCTTTAAACTTTTTCATAACTTATATTATACTAAAATTATGAGATGAAGTCAAGAACTATTTTGAGTTTATCTTATCCTTAGCTGTTCCAGCGTATAGTCCAAACCATGCTGCACCTGCACCAACCACAATACTGATTAAACCAGACTGTTCCATTGTTGGGGCTTCTAAAGCCATAAACCACATTGTACAATAGTACAACAAATAAATATAGACACTAAGGAAAAGTCTTGGGAAAATTCTCCAAGAATCTACCATATTGGATAACCAAATCCATTTCTGCCATGGGTTGTCTGGCTCTCTTTCGTTTTCCATTTCCATTATTTTAGTTTTTAACTCGCCAATTTCTTGAACCATAGCCATAAACTTATTAAGGTCAATCTCTACTTCATTACGAGACATATCGCCTTGGAATTGTTCAGATGGTGTTGCCATTTAGCTCTCCTTTGCGTCTTGCTTGGCTTTACCTACATTGATTGCAAACCAGTCAAGAACTTTATACATTTTCCCAACTAACTTGTCATCTTTTGGTGTGTCAGTACACGCAGCTATGACTGAGGCACTCATGACTAACCATGGTATAACCTGAATCCATCCTATAACCCATTGTAAGAATCCTAACATTCTTATCTCCTAATCCTCTTACGAGGCTCAGCCTTGTTTCAAGGCATATTCTATTGCTCTAGCCCAGTATATATCGTCAGCGATAATACAGTCCATAGCAGTATAACCTAATTCTTTTGCTGCTAAAAGGAATTCACTCCCTTTATAACAAAAGAAAGGTTCTTCAATGTAGGGCGTATCGCCTTCCATTGCTAAATCCTTATTATTAGAACTTAGCAATAAAAGTGGATTTTTTAGTCCTACTAGTGCTACAGCATCCGCAAGGAATTCTTCTTCCTCTTGTCCTTTAGCACATTTAATCTTATCCAAATCAACTGAAATTGGTTTATATTCTGCTTCTTCTAAATAATCTTTAACGAGATAAGCAGATACTCGTCTAGTTTTTGAACTAAGTGTTCTTTGAATGTCTATGTGTGTTTTTCTCCTTTTAATAACTTACTATAGCTTTTCTTTCTAAGATTGCGTTCTATCTTATTTAATCTTTGTACTAATGGATCGTAACCATCAAATTCTTCAATACCACATTTTGGGTGTGCTATTTTCTCTAAGTCAACTACTCTGTCAGAATAATGATTTTGATTAGACTCAAGATCATCTATCCTATCTTCTAAATCCTCACACCATTTTTCAATCATAAATAATCTTTCTTGTAAGAATGGGTGTTTTTCAAGATAATTAGACTCTTCCATACTTTTTCTATATAAAAAGTAATTTTTAACTAAATTCAACAATTTGAACCTCTTTTCTACTAGGGTGATAAGGTGATAAGTTTTGATCTATATAAAATACTATATCTCCAACTGTTCGTAATGGTTCTACAGCTTCGTCAGGTATCTCTAATCCGAACTCTTGTTCTACATTCATAATTATTTCAACCATATCAAGACTATCAGCATTATGTTCATCAATTAAATCCGAAGTCATACTTACATTCCCTTGATTAATTTGTTCTTTAACTATATTAAATACCTTATTACTTATCGACATTTGAAGGCTCGGTTGTAACTTTTCTATAATATACTACTACATCTTTTAATTCTGTAATATATCTCTGTAATTCTTTCATATTCAAGGACATGACTTCATAATCTGGAACAGTCATTGCTAAAAATACTATCTCACCCTCTTGTTTTTCAATACGAGCAAGTTGATCTTCCCAGTTATCTGGTGTAACTACTATCCATTGTGGAGTTGTTAACTGTAGTTCACGAGGCATGATTGGTTGAACAATCTTCCTCTCCATAGGCTTTGCTGTTACTTCTATAGGTCTAGTTGTTAACAGACTGCAACTGGAGACCATCATCAAGATCGTCAACGGTAGCACTGATTTTTTGAATATCTTCAAATGCGTGTTTTGTTCCATTATTTATTTTCCTTTCCATTTCTACTGGATCTTCCAGTATTTTTGCTGTTAATTTATATTCTTTAATGAAATTACTATATCTCATTAACTCTCTTTGAATTTCTTGACTTTTAATAGTCATACTTTGTAACTGTTCTGTTTGCAAAGTAAAATCCTCTTGCATGGTAGCAATGGCTTCTTCCTGTGTCGCTATTGCACCTTCTAATTTTACATTGTTTGCTTTTAGTGTTTCGTTCTCTGTATAAAGCCAATAACTAGCCCCACCTAAAACTAAACAAAAAGCTAATAACATTTGATTCATTGTGTTTCCTCTACTTTTCCTTTTTCATGTTCCATTGCTACTATTACTAAGCATAATAAAACAAAAAATCCTAAGGATTGGCTATTATTGTCTAGTATTTCTGTAAACCAAGTTGCTCCATGGGGCAAAAACATTGATCCTAAAACTGCTAGTACTCCTAGTTTTGCTACTAATTGCATATATTTCATTAAATTTCCTCTATTTTGTAATTAAGTCCTTCGGCACCAGTGAATTGTATTACTTCTCCACTGTTAGTTCTAAACTTTAAATGTTTTTCTTTTTGAGTTATTATTTTCTTAACTAGAAATACCTGATCATCAGAGTCTCCCCAGATACTATTAAAGCTAACTGTCACCTTGTAAAGGGGTACAAACTTGCTCTTTAACCATATCCACCACCTCTTGATGGCGGCGAAGAATTTTTTTATTTTGTCCAATATTGCTCTCCAATTGGTTTAACTTTTCCCAATTTGCTAACTCGATGTTTCTAGTTATTTCTAACTCAGTTACATACTGTGTGTATATATAATAATGAAAACATAATGCTACCCATACGAGTAGCACTAATATTTTATTTAGGTTGAAGTTGATGACGAAGTAGAAGTCGAACTACTAGTTGTTGTACTTGTAGTTGGCACGACTGTCGTTGTTTCAGTCATAGTATTTAATTCATTAATAATCGCCTGTTCTGTAGAAGTAGCACTTGTTGTTTCAGTACTAGTATTTGTGCTAGTATTTGTACTTGTGCTAGTGCCTGCCAGAGCTTCAGCAACTGCTGTAAGCGCTGCTGCTGTCTGAGTAACTGTTGTTACATTGACTGCATTGTCAGGTACTTCTACTTCTTGAATAGGAACTATCTCTGGTTCTTCTCCTTTTGCGTCTTTGGGTTGTTCGTTATATCCCCAAATTAACAACATTAATAATAATATATCCATTATTTCTCCTGTTTTTTGTTCTGTTCTTGAAGTTGTTCTGCGAACTCTTGTATATATTCTTCAAAAGTCATACCTCTTTCTGCAGCGTGTTTCATAATTACTGCGACTTCTTCGCCTGATAAGGTTATTTTGTTAGACATTTGTCCAATCTTTTCCTTCAAATAGTAATGCCTCTGCTTCACGTCTGCGTACTAAACCTTCCAACACATTGCCTCCAGCTTTGTTCCATCTTTTAATCTGGGCAGGTACTTCATCGTACTCTCCAGCGTTTAGAACTTTCAGCATTGTTGAACTGTTTAGGTTAGTTGGACCGAGGTTGTAAGTCCATGATACCAATGCATCAAACATACACTGGTCTAATTGATTTTCTACTGCGTTGAGAACATGATTTTCGTACTCTGCTAATTCTTCTACTAGCATTTCCTCTGCTTGTGCTTTGGTAATTTGCATACCATCCTTTACGCCTTTGATGTGACCATATCCAATAGTCCATACACCCACTGCGTCTTGGTAAGCATCTAGCTCACATCCTTCAAACTTTTTGATAAGGGCAATGCCCTCTTGTGATATTTTCATAATGTAAAACTTTCTCCACAGCCACATTGTGCTGTTTCTTGTGGACTGGAGATTCTGAACTGTTCATTCAGTCCATCTTCT